ATTATACTATGACTCAGATGTCACAAAAAGAAATGCGAATGGACAGACTCGTTCGGGACTCTATTCTTTGTTCATACCTATGGAATGGAACTACGAAGGGTACATTGATTCTTATGGCATACCTGTATTCGACACTCCAACAGACATCGTTAAAGGACCACACGGAGTACCTATAACGTTAGGAGTTATAAATTATTGGCAAAACGAAGTTGATGGATTAAAAGATGATCAAGATGCTTTAAATGAATTTTACAGACAGTTTCCTAGAACTGAAGAACATGCATTTAGAGATGAAGCAAAATCTTCATTGTTTAATCTTACAAAAATATACGAACAAATAGACTGGAATGCTGAAACAAGAGATACGCCTGTTACACAAGGTAATTTTCAGTGGGTAGGAGGTATAAAAGATACTTCAGTTATATTTGTTCCTCAAAATAATGGTAGGTTTTTTATATCATGGACACCACCTATAAGATTACAAAACAATGTAATACATAAATTAGGTAAAAAATATCCAGGCAATGAACATCTTGGTGCATTTGGTTGTGATAGTTATGATATATCAGGTACAGTTGACAAACGTGGTTCTAAAGGATCTTTACATGGTTTAACTAAATTTAGCATGGAAGATGTGCCACCAAATCATTTTTTCTTAGAATATATAGCTAGACCACAAACAGCTGAAATATTTTTTGAAGATGTATTAATGGCTTGTGTATTTTATGGTATGCCAATATTAGCAGAAAACAACAAACCTAGACTATTATATCATTTTAAAAGGCGAGGTTATAGAGGTTATGCTATGAATAGACCTGATAAAATATATAATAAACTATCAGTAACAGAAAGAGAAATTGGTGGAATACCTAATTCTAGTGAAGATATTAAACAAGCACACGCAGCTGCTATTGAAAGTTATATAGAAACATATGTAGGATTACGTAGTGATAATACATATGGTGATGTGTATTTTCAAAGAACATTAGAAGACTGGGCTAAATTTGATATAAATAATAGAACAACGCACGATGCTTCTATTAGTTCAGGATTAGCACTAATGGCTTGTAATAAAAATAAATATAGACCTGTTCCTAAAATTATTAGACAGAATTATGATTTAGGAATAAAAAAATATGATAATAGTGGGTTGTTATCTAAAATTATAGATTAAATGAAAAGTATATACACTAATGGTAATAGTATTTTCCCTAGCCAAGTGGTTAGTGACGCTGAAAAAGCCAGTTGGGAATATGGAGAGCAAGTTGCTCAAGCTATAGAACAAGAGTGGTTTAGTCAAGGTAGAACAAATGGAAATAGATATTTGACTACTTGGAACAACTATAATAGATTAAGATTATACGCAAGAGGTGAACAACCTACTCAAAAATATAAAGATGAGTTATCTATTAATGGTGATTTATCATATTTAAATTTAGACTGGAAACCAGTTCCTATTGTTTCTAAATTTGTAGATATATTAACAAATGGTATATCTAACAAAGACTATGAAATAAATGCTTTTGCTCAAGATCCAGAAGCTTTACAAAAGAGAACTAATTATGCAGAAATGTTAGCTCAAGACATGTTTGCTAGAGAAACAATGCAGCAGATAGTAAGTAAATTAGATTCTGCTTTATTTAATACTACTATTCCAGAAGATGAGTTACCTCATAATATGGAAGAATTAGAGCTGCACATGCAGCTAGATTATAAACAAGCTGTTGAAATTGCTGAAGAAGAAGTAATAACTCAAGTATTAGATTTTAACAAATGGGACTTAACTAGAAGAAGAATAAATTATGATCTTGTTACATGCGGTATTGGAGCGTGCAAAACAAATTTTAATAATTCAAATGGTATTACCGTAGATTATGTAGATCCAGCTTATTTAATATATTCTTATACAGAAGATCCTAATTTTGAAGATATATATTACGTGGGTGAATTAAAAGCTGTTACATTGCCAGAAATAGCAAAACAATTTCCTACATTACCTGATAGTGAATTAGAAAGAATACAACAGTATCAAGGTGATAAAACCTATATGTATGGATATGGTTATGGTCCTTGGGATCAAAATACTATTCCATTATTATATTTTGAATATAAAACATATAGTGATCAAGTATTTAAAGTAAAAGAAACTGATACTGGATTACAAAAAATAATACAAAAAGATGATACTTTTAATCCACCACCTAATGAAAACTTTGAAAGAGTTGGTAGAACTATTGAAACTCTATATAGAGGTGTAAAAGTTTTAGGTAGTAATATATTATTAAGATGGGAATTGTGTCCTAATATGACTAGACCTATGGCTGATACTACTAAAGTAGAAATGAATTATGCTATATGTGCTCCTCGTATGTATAAAGGTCGCATTGATTCTACAGTAAATAGAATTACAGGGTTTGCTGATATGATTCAAATAACTCATTTAAAACTACAACAAGTTATTGCGCGAATGGTTCCAGACGGTGTGTTTTTAGATATGGACGGTTTAGCAGAAGTTGATTTAGGTAATGGAACAAATTACAATCCAGCAGAAGCATTAAACATGTATTTTCAAACTGGTTCTGTTGTAGGTAGATCACTTACTCAAGATGGTGAACTTAATAGAGGTAAAGTACCTGTTCAAGAATTACAAACAGGTAATGGACAAGCAAAAATTCAAAGTTTAATTAGCACATATAATTATTATTTACAAATGATAAGAGATGTGACCGGATTAAACGAAGCTAGAGATGGTAGTTTAGCTGATAAAGATACATTAGTAGGATTACAAAAAATAGCAGCACAAGCTTCTAATATAGCAACTAAACATATAAACAATGCTAGTTTATATATAACATTAAGAATATGTGAAAACATATCTAAAAAAGTTGCAGACATGTTAGAATATCCTATGACAAGAAACTCTTTAAAGCAGAGTATTACATCTTTCAATGCTACTACATTAGAAGAAGTAGATAAATTAAATTTACATGATTTTGGTATATTCTTAGATCTTGAACCAGATGAAGAAGAAAAAGCACAGTTAGAACAAAATATTCAAATAGCTATTTCTAGTGGTGGTATAGATTTAGAAGATGCAATTGATATACGCCAAATAAGAAATTTAAAATTAGCTAATCAAATGTTAAAACAAAAACGTAAACGTAAATTAGCTAGAGAAAGACAAATGCAAATGGAAATGAATCAACAGCAGGCTCAAATAAATAGTCAATCACAGCAAGCTGCTGCTGAATCAGAAGTTGCAAAACAACAAGCTTTAACAGCTGAGAAAGTAAACTTTGAAGAAGCTAAATCACAGTTTGAAATACAACGTATGCAAACTGAGGCTCAAATTAAAAGAGAGTTAATGGCTGAAGAATTTAACTATCAATTACAATTAGAGCAAATGAAAACTAAACGTGAATCAAACAGAGAATTAATGATTGAAGAGCGTAAAGATAAAAGAACAAGAATAGCTGGGACACAACAAAGTGAAATGATTAGTCAAAGAAAAAATAATTCTATGCCTATAGATTTTGAAGTTGAGTCAGTTGCAAAAAATTTAGACAACGCCCAGTTGTAGTATTAATTATTTAATTATATTTTATTATGGCAGAAAAAAAAGCGGCCGTAGAGGTCAAACAAGAGGGTGAATTTACTTTAAAAGGTAAAAATTTACCTAAACGTAAGGTAAAAGACTTAGGTAAAACTAGTAAAGAACCTGTAAAAATGGAGATGAAAAAACCTGTAGAAGAAAAGGTTGAAGCTCCTAAAATTGATTTAACTAAAAAAGAAGACAATGCCGTTCAAGAGCGAAAAACAGAGGAGATACCTGTGGGCGACAAACCCGAAGTTAGCAGAGAAGTGGACCAAGAAGTACGGGTCAGCGATACAAATGATAAAGAAGAATCTCCGATCCAAGTAATTGAAGAAATAACGGACGAAGTTAAAACAAAACAAGAGATAAAAGAAAAACCTCAATTAATAAAAACTCCTGAGTTACCAGAAAATATAGAAAAACTAGTAACATTTATGAATGAAACAGGTGGTACAGTTGAGGATTATGTAGAGTTAAATAGAGATTATTCAAAATTAAGTAGTGATCAACTCTTACATGAATATTTAAGAAAAACAAAACCTCATTTAGATTCTGAAGATATTAATTTAATCATGGAAGATTATAAATATGAAGAAGATATAGATGATCCTAAAGATATACGTAAGAAAAAATTAGCTTATAAAGAAGCTGTTGCTTCAGCTAAACAAGATTTAGAAAATAGAAAAACTAAATACTATGCTGAAATAAAAAACAGACCTGGAGTTACTCAAGAACAACAGAAAGCTTTAGATTTTTTCAATCGTTACAATAAACAGCAAGAAGAAATAAAGCTGTCTCAGGCAGATTTTAAAGAACGTACTAATCAAATATTAAACAGCGAGTTCGAAGGTTTCGAATATAACGTTGGAGATAAAAGATTTAGATACAAAATAAAAGACCCTGTGACAATAGCGGAAAAACAGTCTGATATTAATAACTTCGTTGGAAGATTTTTAGACAAAGAAGGTAAGATAAAAGATACTGCCGGCTATCATAAAGCTTTATATGCTGCGATGAATGCTGATAAACTAGCGTCTCATTTTTATGAGCAAGGTAAAGCTGACGGTGTTAAAACACTTGTCCAGCAATCTAAAAATCCAAGTACAGATACGCCAAGGCAAGTTGCCAGCGGGGATGTTTATGTAGGCGGGTTTAAAGTAAAGGCCATTAGTGGAGCAGATTCGTCAAAACTAAAAATCAAAAAGAGAACATTTAATAATTAAAATTTAAAATTATGGCTTTAAATCCCCAGTTTGGCTCGATTATACCTAGTCAAACTCAAGAAGTCTTACAA